GCAACCAGTATTGAAGCACGAGATAGAGGTGCAACGAATGACTTGATTCACGTTGCGGTCGTCGATCAGTATGGTGTTGTAAGTGGAACAAAGGGTGATGTTGTAGAGGTCTTTGATGGAGTATCAAAAGCAGCGAACAACAAAGACGCTTTCGGAGTCAATAACTTTATTCAACAAAGAATCAGATCTGACTCTGATCAGATTTTCCTTACTGGTTTCTCTGATAGACAAATCTCTGGTGGAATCACCTCTCACTCCGGCACGATCACCAAGACTGCACATGGTGTGAACGCACAATCTGGTGTTGTTTTTGGCACAATGATCAAGCCAGCGACCTTCTCACTCACGGGTGGCACGCTCGCAGGTGCAGCAACTAATGTCATTACTGATGGTTATGACAAATTTGAGGACTCTGAAACTGTTGATGTAAACATTCTCGTTGGTGGTGGTGCGACTGGTGCTGATGCAGTGTCTATCGCAAACATCGCAAGTGGTAGAAAAGATTGCATTGCATTCTTCTCTCCACCAGAAAATGCTGTGTTGTCAAGCGGAGGTTTGTCACCAAAATCATCAATCATCTCGACAGCAAATACTGTTGCCTATCGTAAAGGAACGAATGCGAATGAATCTGGAGGCGATATTGATTACACCGCTGGAAACTTGAACATTGACACATCATTCGCCGTCATGGATAGTGGATGGAAACTCACCTTTGACAGATACAATGATAAGTTTAGATACATCCCGCTCAGTGCTGACACCGCTGGTGTTACTGTTCGAACAGATATCATTGCAGAGCCTTGGTTCTCGCCAGCAGGTTTTAACCGTGGTCAAGTCCTTGGTGCTGTGTCTCTGGCGTATAGCCCGAGCCAATCAGAGCGTGATGATCTTTACACTAACAACATCAACCCTGTTGTAGCATTCCCCGGACAAGGCACTGTGTTGTTTGGTGATAAAACATTGCAACAAAGACCATCTGCGTTTGACCGTATCAACGTTCGTCGATTGTTCATCATTCTTGAGAAAGCAATCGCAACGGCAGCCAAGTTCCAACTCTTTGAAATCAACGATGCGTTTACTCGCTCACAGTTCAAGAGTTTGATCGATCCGTTCCTCAGAGATGTGCAAGCAAGACGGGGTGTGGTTGACTTCAAAGTAATCTGTGATGAAAGCAACAACCCCTCAAGTGTTGTTGACAGAAATGAGTTTGTTGCAAGTATCTTCATCAAACCCTCTCGGGCGATCAACTTCATCACTCTCAACTTTGTTGCAACGGGCAGCGGCGTAAACTTCCAAGAAATCGGTGCATAACGCATACATACCATAGGAGCAAAGTAAATGAACATCGACAAATTCAAAAACGCAATCGGCGGCGGCGTAAGACCATCGCTGTTTAGAGTCAAGGGTAATATTGGTACAACCACTAGCCCCGATGTTATGAGTTTCTTGGTTACTGCTGCACAACTTCCTGCGTCTACTCTGGGTGAAATTCCTGTCAACTATAGAGGTCGCCAAATCAAACTTCCCGGTTCACGAACTTTCGAAAACTGGACTTTGACTATCTTGAACGATGAAGGCTTGTTCCTTCGGTCAAGATTTGAAAAGTGGCTTGATGATCTCAATGGAGCAGCGAGCAACGTCGCACAAAGACCAATCACTCTCACGAACGCGGTGGACTTTCCCACATGGTCCGTTGATCAACTTAACAGAAACGGTCAACCTATTAAGTCGTATGAACTTCTTTATTGTTTCCCAACCAATGTCAGTGCAATGGATCTTGCTGCTGATGCTGACGGACTCTCTGACTTCCAAGTGACTCTTTCATACTCGTACTTCCTCACTAGTGGTGTTAACGGTATTCCAGTTGGAGCCGCACCAATTAGAGAGTAACACATAGGGGATAATTATGCCTGTTGAACTTTTTGGGTTTTCTCTTGGGCGAACAAACAAGAGAAACAATGTAGATATATCGACCCCTCCGCAAGCACAAGACGCAAAAGTACCATCATTTGTAATCCCAGATTTAGACGATGCGTATGCTGTCGATGCTGGTGGAGTTTTTGGTTATACCGTCGATCTTGACGGATCACTAAGAACCGATACGGCATACGTCGCAAAATACAGAGACATGGCGACTCAGCCTGAGATTGAAAAGGCTATCGAAGATATCTGTAATGAAGCCATTGTGTTTGATGAAAACCGATACCCTGTCGAAGTTGTTTTAGATCATGTAAATTTACCTGATAATGTTAAAGATTCAATTCGTAAAGAATTTCAATATCTTCTGAGACTTCTTGATTTTAACAATAAAGGTTATGAAATCTTTCGCCGCTGGTACATCGATGGCAAAGGTTACTACCATATGATTGTTGATCCTAAGAATCCCAAAAAGGGCATTCTTGAGATGCGACCAATTGATGCTGCGAAGATTAAAAAGATCGCGGAAGTGCTTAAAGATAAAGATCCTAAAACTGGTGCAGAAATTGTCAAAGGTGTTAAAGAGAAATATGTTTATCGTGACAAGCCTAGCCAAGCATCAGCACTAGAGATTCCACCAGAGGCGGTTTGTTATTTCCCATCTGGTATTTACGATGCATCAAGATCCCGTGCCATTTCATATCTGCAAAAAGCAATCAAACCACTTAATCAATTGAGACTGGTTGAAGATGCGACTGTGATTTATCGCCTCTCGCGTGCGCCCGAGCGTAGGATCTTCTACGTTGACGTTGGTAACCTGCCAAAAACTAAAGCAGAGCAATACGTTCGAGACTTGATGAATCGTTATAAAAATAAACTAACATACGATGCATCAACGGGTGAAATGCGTGATGACCGCAAGTTTATGTCGATGCTCGAAGACTACTGGTTGCCTCGGCGTGAGGGTGGTAAAGGCACAGAAATCACAACGCTTGATGGTGGACAAAACCTCGGCGAGATGGACGATGTGATGTATTTTGAAAAGAAACTTTACAAAGCGTTGGATGTTCCTTTGTCACGAATCGAATCCGACACTGGTTTCAATATGGGTAGAGCGTCTGAGATCAGCCGTGATGAGTTGAACTTTCAAAAGTTCATCAACAGACTTCGAAATAAGTTTAACATGTTATTTGTGAATGCCCTTCGAGTGCAGTGTATTATTAAAGGTATTGTCAGCCAAGAAGAGTTTTACAAAATATCACAAGACTTGCGTTTTGATTACGTCTCCGATTCGTTCTTCACTGAAAGTAAAGAGTATGAGATCATCAAAGAAAGACTTGATGTCATGCGTGAGATGACTGAATACATTGGTGAATATTACTCGCGTGAATATGTGCGTAAGAACATTCTGCGTCAAACCGATGATGAAATTAAGCAACAAGACAAACAGATAGATATTGAAAGAGAAAAAGGTTTGTTACCAGAAAAAAATGGTGACGGAGGATTCTAATGGACGAAAGACTGAACCATCTCAATATGATTCTTGAAGCCCCCGAGAAGGTGTCAGTCGCATATACCATGTCTGTTCTCGCATCACGATGTTTGTCTCGAATCGAAGAAGAGGCAGTGAAGCCACAAGAAGATGATAAGTCACCTGAACTTGAAAAGGCTGAAATTGACAAGACACAAGCCGACGCAGAAAAGGCAGAGGCAGACGCAGATGCGAATGATCCGACTCTTGACCCAGATTTCAAAAAAGAATTCTATCTTACGTCGTTTGAATATGAAGGTAAAAAGATCGTGCTGAAAAAACTTGGCATGGGAGCGTCTGCACCCGTTTCTGCATATGTTGATGGTAAACGTGCTGAATTGTTCATGTCACAAAAACAGGCTGAAAGAGAAATCAAAAAACTGATTGACAATGGTTTTGTTAAATCGGCTACACCGGAGGCAACAGTTGAGAGCCTCCGTTCATTTGGGATGAGTGGTGGGATTGTTGAACATGCCGATGGATCACAAAGTGCAATGAGGTTTTCGGACATTCAAGACGCACTTGAAATATACCACAGGCTAAATAAAGAGCATAGAGTTGCATTTGAAGAGAGACTTCGTAAATCTCAAAAAGATGCAGCAAATATGATTGGCTTTTTTCAAGAAAGACTAAAGAGGGATCTAGTATGAACGCTGATGTTGTCGTAAACGCAATTGCAAATAAGCAATATAACGCTGCTGAAGAAGCACTGGCTGAAGTTTTGAAACAAAAAATGTCTGTTGCCCTCACTGATCGTAAAGAAGAAGTTGCCAAAACGTTTGGCAAAAGTATTGATGAAGAAAAAGTTGATGCAGACACTGAATACGAAAAGTTTTTTGCCAAGGCGATGAAGAAGTTTGGTATTTCTTCACCAGCAGATCTTAAAACTGACGAAAAGAAAAAAGAATTTTTCAATTACGTTGATAAGAACTACAAGGCTAAAAAAGAGGAAGACTAATGTTACTAATCACAGAAGTAAACGATAATGTGAATCTTGTTACCGAAGAAGTAAACGGTGAGAAGCAATATCACATTGACGGCATCTTCATGCAAGCAGAGCAAAAGAACCGCAATGGTCGCGTTTATCCCTCCAAGGTTTTGATGAACGAAGTCAAAAAGTATAACAATGATTATGTGAGAAGCAAAAGAGCCATGGGTGAACTCGGTCATCCCGATGGTCCCCAACTGAACCTTGAAAGAGTGTCTCACTTGATCAAGGAACTTCGCATCGATGGTAACGATGTGTATGGCAAAGCAAAAATTCTTGATACTCCTTATGGTAAGATTGTAAAAAACCTTATCTCTGAAGGTGTGAAGATTGGTGTTTCTTCCCGTGGCATGGGATCATTGAAACAAAACGATAGTGGTGTCAACGAAGTCCAAGACGATTTCAGCCTTTCGGCAGTTGACATTGTTGCTGATCCTTCTGCCCCCAATGCATTTGTTGAGGGTATTATGGAAGGTAAAGAGTGGGTGTGGGAAAACGGTATTCTCACCGCTCGTCGAATCGAGTCTTACAAAAAGCATATTAAATGTGCAACTAAGACTGACTTAGAGGAAGCAAAGTTGTACGCTTTCGCGGATTTCCTCTCAAATCTAATCAAAGATAAATAAGAGAAGACTAAGGAGAGTAACATGAGTCTTAAATCTGCTCTAGAAACTGCGAAGGAAATCCTCGAACAAGCATCCCTTGAAGAAGGTATGCACGACAAAAAGAAAATGATGAAAGGTGACAAGGATAGTGAAGCCCCCGGTATGAAGGGCGGTGCTATGTCTGCTGACGGTAACGAGCCAGAGGTTCCGGAACCAACAGATAAAAAGGCAAAACGTCCTGTCATGAAGAAATCCGCTGCAACTGGTGAACCCGGAGCAGAAGAAGAAGACATGCACATGGGTGGTGAAGAAGAAGACATGCACATGGGTGGTGAAGAGGAAGACATGCATGGTGGCGAAGAAGAAGACATGCATGGTGGTGAAGAAGAAGACATGCACGCCATGACTCCCGGTGAAGAGGAGTATGAATACGAAATGGAAGGTGATGCAGAAGAAGAAGAAATGGATGACTACGGTTCTATGAAAGCCAAAAAAATGACTCCCGGTGCTTCGATGAAGGAGCATCTCGGTAGACTTTTCTCTGGCGAAGAACTCTCCGAAGAATTTAAAGATAAAGCATCCACTGTCTTCGAAGCCGCAGTCTCAATGCGAGTTGATGAGGTTCGCTCTGAACTCGATGAAGAGTTTGACGGTAAACTCGAAGAATCAAAAGCAGAAATGGCTGAAAAACTTGATCAATACCTGACCTATGTTGTTGAAAACTGGATGAAGGAAAATGAAGTTGCCATTGAAGCAGGTATCAAGACCGATGTTACTGAGTCCTTCATGAGTGGTTTGAAAGAACTCTTTGAAACTCACTACGTCACGATGCCAGATGAGTCATATGATCTCATTGAAGGCTTGAATGATAAAATTGATACTTTGGAAGGCAAACTGAACGAGTCCACTGAAAAGAATGTTGAACTTTCTCATGGCTTGGTCAAGGCTCAATGTGAAGCCCTCTACGAAGCCGCTGCCAAGGATATGACTCAATCTGATGAGTCAAGATTCCGTGGCTTGGTCGAGTCACTTGACTTCGATGGAGTTGAAGACTTCAACGAAAAACTTTCAACTTTGAAGGAAAACTTCTTTGATGTTGAAGAAACTGCAAAAACTCCTCTCGTTGAGGAGATGACATCTTCATCTGAAGATGCAATTGATGAATCTATTGAACTTACACCGTCGATGGAAGCGTACTCACAGGCTCTCACTCGCTCGGCATCCGTTCATAACGCTACTACCCTTAAGGACTAAGACAAGAAAGGAAAGTCAAATGTCTGATAACCTCCTCGTAGAAAATCTACGATCAAAGTGGCAGCCGGTCATTGAACACGCCGACATGCCAACCATCAAGGATGATTATCGCAAGAATATTACTGCGATCATGCTTGAAAACCAAGAAAAGGCTTTGAAAGAAGCCGAAATCGCTAACCACTCGGGTGTTGATGCCGCTTTCGGTGATACCTCCGGTGCATTTAACGCAGTCGGTGGTTTCAACCCTGTTCTTATCTCGCTCGTTCGTCGTGCCATGCCTAACCTGATCGCATACGATGTCTGTGGTGTCCAGCCTATGTCTGGTCCCACCGGCTTGATCTTTGCGATGAAGGCTAAGTTTGGTAATCACGGATCTGCCGAAGCATTGTTTAACGAAGCCCCAACTGGTTTCGCTGCAACCGCTGGCTTCTCCGGTGATGACGCTGGTCGAGGTTTCCCTGAAGACGGTGGTACTGGTGACCCTCTGGGTAACTTTAATGGTACTACTGGTGCTGAAGACTTCGTTGGTTCTGACGGTCCAACCCAAGGAATCACCTTCTCAGTCCCCGGTGCGCCCGGATCATTCTTTGAAGATAATTCACGAACCTTCAACGACATGTCGTTCGTCATTGATCGTCAGTCCGTCGTTGCTAAGACTCGTGCTTTGAAGGCTGAATACACCTCCGAACTCGCACAAGACCTCAAGGCTGTTCACGGTCTTGACGCTGAAACCGAACTGGCTAACATTCTCTCGGCTGAAATCCTCGCAGAAATCAACCGTGAAGTTATCCGTTCGATTTACTACGGTGCGAAACTGGGATGTCAGCAACTTGATCTGTCTGCCAAGCACGGTGCTATCACTGGTGGGTTCGCCTCTGCTGGCGGCATCTATGATGTCGAAAATGACTCTGATGGTCGTTGGAGTGCTGAGAAGTTCCGTGGTCTGATGTTCCAAATCGACCGCGAAGCCAACGTGATTGCTAAGGAAACTCGTCGTGGTAAAGGTAACTTTATTATCTGCACCTCCGACGTTGCCTCGGCTCTCTCGATGTCTGGCTTCTTGAACTTGACCCCATCGCCTGAAGGTTATGACCTGAACGTTGATGATGCTGGCAACACGTTTGTCGGTACGCTCAACGGTCGCATGAAGGTCTACGTCGATCCATACTCCGTGTCTGGTCGTGACTATGTTACGGTTGGTTATAGAGGATCTAGCCCATACGACGCTGGTATGTTCTACTGCCCATACGTCCCGCTCCAAATGGTGCGTGCCGTGTCGGAAACGACCTTCCAGCCCAAGATTGGCTTCAAGACTCGATATGGTTTGGTTAACAACCCATATGTGTCTGATGGTTCGAACTTGTCTGATCCGCATGCTGCTGCATCGGAACGTCAGAACCAGTATTACAGAATCTTCCGTGTCATCTCACTGCACGGTTCTAAAGATCTGATCTGATCTGACTGACAACTAAATACGCAAGATAGGGGAGTCGAAAGACTCCCTTATCTTTTTACACCTACATACAAAAGAGGAACCTATGTCACAGTTTGATTTTGGAACAAGTCCAACCCGCGACGGTGGTGGTATAAATAACGATCCCGGCGGCGGTGGTGGTGGTGGTGCAAGCAACCGACCCCCAATCATTCCCGATATAAGTTCTGGTGGCAATGTTGGTGGCGGTCCTCCGGGTGGTGGTAATCCCGGCGGTTCAATTATTATCAATAATCCAATTCCAACAATCACGCCCGGCGGCGGACTCATTGATAACAATCCTTTCGACATTGATTTCGGTCCCGGCGGGGGTGGAGGTGGTCCCGTAAATCCTCCGCCAATTGGTCCGGGTGATCCCAATATAGGTAACCCTGATGTAATCATTCCGCCGTCAATTCCCGGTTTTGGAGATGGTGGTGGTGATGACAGTCCAACAGGTATCTTCACACCTGCTCCCACTGTCCCTAGTTTTGATGACTTCAAAGGCGACCCAACTGGTATCTTGACACCAGCACCAGATGTTCCTAGTTTTGATGACTTTAAAAACGACCCCGATGGCGTATTGTCTCTACCTCCCACTGTCCCTAGTTTTGATGATTTCAAAGGTGACCCAACTGGCATATTAACACCAGCACCAGATGTTCCTAGTTTTGATGACTTCAAAGATGACCCCGATGGTGTGTTATCACTTCCACCTAATGTTCCTAGTTTTGATGACTTCAAGGGTGATCCAACTGGCATCTTAACACCAGCACCGGATCTGCCCAGTTTCGATGACTTCAGAGACGATCCTGATGGTGTGTTATCACTTCCACCTAGTGTTCCTAGTTTTGATGACTTCAAGGGTGATCCAACTGGCATCTTGACACCAGCACCAGATGTTCCCAGTTTTGATGACTTTAAGGACGGTCCCGATGGTGTGCTGTCCCGTCCACCCACCACCCCTAGTTTTGATGACTTCCGTGGTGATCCAAATATTCCACCACAAAATCCTTTTGTTGTCACAGAGACAGCATCAGTTACGGCTTCCAGATCGTCTGCACAGTCTACTTTCGTTTTGCCTGATAGAACTGTATCTACGACAAAAAATCCAATCTTTCAAAGTCCCATCAAAAACGAATTCAATACACCAATCACTGAAAATTTGCGTGGTGATGAAAACACACCTCGTATTGAGGGTGGTCTTGTTTTTGGTGAATTTTCAAGAGATGTAATCAAACCCACTGGGGGACCGACGCTACCATCGAGCAGTGTCAATGGCAGTGTTTTGCCGGGAGTCACTGGTGGTGCAGAACTTGCTAGTGTGAACACACCGGCACGCGGTCAGCCCGTAGATGTAAATTACCTTTATCAAACTTTCTTTAGATTGCAAATTCCTTTATTCAAAGGTGTAAATTACTTTTGTCAAAGAGTCACACTGCCGGGATTTGGTACTTCTGGTGCAATCGAAAGACCAAATAGATTTGCATCTTTGAAGATCCCCGAGACAAAGGTTACATTTGACAATCTTGAAGTAACTTTTCTTGTAGATAAAAACCTTAACAACTGGCGTGAGATACAGAACTGGATGAAAACAATTTATCTTGTCAAGGATCACAATAGCATTCTTCCAAGTTTCAAAGATCATACATCAGATGCCAACTTGGTTCTTCTGAATAGTGCAATGAATCCAAACCTGCACATTTTGTTTAATAATATTTTCCCTGTGTCCCTGTCTGGTCTTGAGTTTGATTCGTCTGTGACTGACTTCACCCCCTTTACCGCGACTGTTACTTTTGCTTATGATACCTACGAATTTGTTGATCCGGAAAGTGGATCATCTCTGTGATTTTTCCCTTGACATGACTTGAAGTGTCCGTACACTACGAAGTGTCAACGAGGATAAGGGTAAAAAGGATTACATTATGGATCTTAATGAACTTAGAGAACAAGTAGGGCGGGATGCTCGGATTGATGATACCGAACTCGATACCGAGAGTCTACGTCTTCCACAACTACACAATAAATACCTCAATCTATACCACGATCAGAAGTTGCGTTTTGAAAAAGCAAGCAATGAATACAATCGTTTGTATAAACTAAAGTGGGAATACTATACTGGTAAACTTGATGCTGAGACACTCAAGGCAAAAGGTTGGGAACCATTCGATCACAAAATTCTTCGTAACGACATTGCCATTTATATGAACGGTGATGAGGACTTGTGTAAAAGAAAAGAAGTGATAACATACATCAAAAGCATCATTGACTATCTTGAAGA